ATTTGCAATTTCAACAATTGAATCGGCTGTAATACCTACATTACCAATACTAATTTGTAGAGCATTACCTGTAACACTAATTGTTACTGCTCCATCTGATTCAGATGAGGTAGCGAATGGTAATTCTGCAAATGATGAAAATCCTAACATAAAGTATAATCCTGTTTATTAACTTTTTATATATATATACTATATTTTATTTTTTAGCACCATATTTTTCAAGTTGGTTTTAAGGTATTCTAATCCATTATAATTTCTTGGATTCATTTTTTCTTGTTTAAAAACTAATTTAAGGTCTTTTTCACACTCAAAATGTAACATACACAAAGGAGTTCCTTGTTTAATGGTAATTCTAGATTGATTTTTCTTAATAGGCAAAAAAAGATTTAATTCTGTTGGTTCTTTACAATTTAATATTCCAGGAATAATTTCAAAATCATTCATTGACCACCAGGGATTAGTTACTAATACAGGAAATTTACATTTTATAAAAACACCAAAAATAAATTTAGTTATAATTTCATATTTATTTTGATCTACGTATTTTAAAAACTGTTCTGAGTTATGAACACCTAAATTATTTTCATTACTATAAGACCCACTACCAAATTCACAAAATATTTGTTTATCTTTTATTTCTAAACTTATGTCAAAAGGTGATTTTAAAACAATACTTCTTTTAAAAAAATTTAAAAACCCACTACAAGTTCTAATATTAAAATTTCTACCAACTTTAAAAGGATATGTTTTAGGTATATTTTTAAAATAACTTGGAAGGTTTTTAGGATATGTACATATAAAATTTTTAAGAAAAGACACAGGTATTCTGTTGCTATATATTTCTATTTTATTTTTAAAAAACATGTGATTTCGTGATGGGTTCTCTCCTTACAAGCTTTAATTATATATTACTTTTTTGGGACTGTAAAGCCTTTAAACCATTGAGGTAAACCAATAAAAGGTCTTTTATCAAATTGATTAACTTTAGCATTTTCAGAATTAGCTTTGTTGTAGTGTAAAAATACTTGTCCACAATCTTTGCCTTTAAATTCTTCTCTCCAATGTTCTAAGTCACAACCCGAATAAATTAACATATCTCCTGGATTAAGATTAATTTCTATTCCATCTCTTCCTTCATTACCTGTTGGATCTAAATATATAGGCCATGACTCACCACCTAGATTTAACGTAGTAGATATTTCACATGAATATCTATCTTTATGTCTTGCTAGGATATCTCCTTTTTTATAAATTCTTGCATAAGAATAAGTAGGACTCAGTTTTAAATCAGTGTGTTTTTCCATTACGGGTTTTACTTCCTGTAATAAAGTTTCCATTACAGTATCACTATAGTGTGAATAAGTATTAGGAACTTGTCGATCCACCCATGTTCCATAGTCTTTATTAAATGGGGATAAATATTTTTGCTCAAATAAATATTGTACAACTTTTCTTTTATTTAAAAAATATTTATAAACAAATTCTGCTAACTCAAATGAGATAGCTTTTTTTAACACTGTATATTTATTTTTGTTAAATGACATATTTCTCCTATATAAATGGTTGTCCTAAATGCCAGACAACTAAGGAATATCTTTTTCCCTTAGTTACTGGTTTAACTTTATGCCACACATAAGAAGGAAAAACAATAATTGAACCTTTTTTTAAATTTGGTGGCAACTTTACTTCCTGTATATCATCATGACCTCTGTCTTGAAATAAAAGATCTCCACCTTCATAATCACTTGGGTCTGAAAGTAGACAACTCATAGATAACTTTCTTATTTTTCCACGATAATTTAAATCTGAACCTTCTTTATAAGGTCCTTCCCCACTATCACAATGCCAATTGTAGTATTGATTAAGTTTATATTTAGTAAATTGACAGGCTTCAGAAAAATCCCATTGAAAATTCCAACCAGCTCCTTCGTTTGCCATATGTACATAAGGTTGTATTTCATTATAAATCCATCTCTCATCCAACCAAACAATATTTGAATTTCTTTTTTTCTTTAAATCTAAAATATCTTTCTCACTTAAAGGACCCTTAGCTATTTTTTCTGTTTGTGATCCTGTAATACCTAGCTGATCTTCTTTTGACTCTCCATATTTAATAACCTCATCACAAAATTTATTTGATAGAGCTCCATCAAAATACCAGAACAAGTTTTTAAAATTCATACATTTTTCCCTATATATATCTTTTTTAAATTTAAGTTTTCTTTATTAAAAGTAATTAAAGGAATATACATATTACTTATATCAGGATAAGTACAATTATTAGGAACAGTAATTTTAAATTCTTTACATTCATATTTTATCCAAGGGTTTACTGGCCAATAGAATTCCATATCACAATAAAATACAAAATGACTATTGGGCTTAATGTGTTTATGTGCAATTTGATAATAAAAATCAAAAATACGATAATCGTTTCCTGGATTAGAATTAGGTAGAGCAAAGTCATCAAAAAATATGCAATCAAATTTACCAAGTTTAGATAACTCTTCCTGCCAATATCCTTTAATAGGTATTGTTTTACTATCTGACCAATTAATTAAATCTTTATATATAGTATCATCAGCTTCAATAATAGTGTGGGTTTTAATATTATGTTTTCTTATTTGATTAGCAGAATAACCTAGTCCAAAACCTATTTCTAAAACATCACCATGGGGCTGTAATGTGTTTATACATTCTTCCATGTAGGGTTTTTCCCATTCCATCATAACCTGTTCTTTTTTTTCATTTAAAAGAACTTTTTTATTATTTATGTCTCTTTCTTCTGTAAGCATATTATAAAAATATATAGTCTCAAGACACTTATAATTTATTTTATTTTAAAAATCTTATTTATTATTTAATAGAATATTTTTGATTAACTAGGCCACTTACTTTGTTTAAGTAAAGACATTTGTTTTTGTAAACTCCATACCCCTGAAGCTGAAGCTGATTGAGTAAAAGCTCCTTGATTAACAATTACAACACCATCACCACCGTCTCCAGCAGCTCCACTATCTCCTCCAGGATAAACAAATCCACCGGATCCACCACCTCCCCCTAGACCATCAGTTCCACTTTGACCAGCATTGTTGTTAATTGTTCCAGCACCTCCTCCTCCAGGAGAGGCAGAACCTGCAGTTCCATTAGGTAAACCAATAGGTGTAGCTCCAGTAAGTCCACCGCCACCACCGCCGCCGCCATAAGTTGTACTATTAACTGGCCATGAATAACCAGAACCACCATTACTATTACTGCTTCCAGAACTACCAACTTGTCCAGCTCCGCCACCGCCGCCACCGCCGGGAGTACCAGCACCTACTCCAGCATTATAACCTTCAACTGGACTATAACCTCCAACATTTCCTGTTCCTTGAGCAGAGGTAGGTAAACCTGATCCTCCAGAACCTCCAGGTTGACTATCTGCAAAACCACCACCAGTTGCTGATATTGGGGAAGATGCAGTTGCAAAAATTGAATTACCTCCACTTAATCCATTTGGTGGACCTCCAGAAGGTCCGGGGATACCACCACGTCCACCTGCGCCGACTGTAACTGCTATAGCACTTGTAGGTGAAGGGTGAGATGAAATAGCTCTAACTCCTCCAGCTCCTCCACCACCAGCTTTTCTTTGTGCCGCACCACCGCCGCCTGCTACTACTAAAACATTTAAACTTCCCGGAGCACCAAACGTTTGTGTAAAAGTACCAGGTGCAGTAAAAGTTTCTGTTATTGCACTAATAGGTCCGCCTGTAGTAGCGACAACAACTGGCCCTATAACTCCGCCATTATTTGATCCAGCCATTATGCTTCCTCCCATTCATTATTAATTGTACTCCATACATAGCTTACACCAGTATTTTCTTGAATTCCATTCCATCTTTGATTTCCCTCATCCCACTCAGGATCAATAATTCCATTGCCTGCAATAGGAATAGCAACAGGTGGTTGCCATTCATTATTAGCATTTAATGTCCATGATGCATGTATTTTTTCAGGGATAAATATATCTTTAACAGCATCATAAGTAGAACCTAACCCTGCATAATTTTTTCTAAATGCTCTTTTTTTTGAAGTTTGTTTCCAATACGTTTCTGGATATTCTCCTTCAAAAGAAGGATCATTAGAAATATTTCTTGCAACAGCTTCTTCTGCTCCAACTGAAAGTTCTCCACCAAATTTATTTACCATTTTGTCTGAAATTACAATAACTCTTAAAACTATATTATCACTTGTTTTAATTTCTGCAAAGTGTGCCATTATAATTCAACTCCTATCCATGTGTTATTGTCTGGTTCCCAAACATAATTTTGTCTTGGTTTTGCATCTGCAATTCTATATCTTAACCATCTTAAATTTTCTTCATCCCACCACTGAGAATATTCTGGTGTTTCATCTCCTAAAATTGAATTAGATGGTTCTGCTCCTTGTGGAGATTCCCAATCTAAAACACTAGTTGACCAAACCCAAGAATTAAAATTTTTAGGTCCTACAAAAACATTTCTTGAAATATCATATGTATAACCAGTGCCTGGAAAACTTCCTCTAGTACCATCTTTAAAAGCTTCTATCCAAGAAGTTCCATTTTCTTCATGTGGAGTTGATTCTATTTCAGAATTAGTTATGTTATCTTTAAATACCAATACTCTTAAAACCTCACTACTAGAATTTAATTCTGCAAAATATTTCATTATGACCAAGTTCCTTCTTTTTTAGCTAAGAATTGTTCTTGAATACTCCAAATTCCATTAGCAACTCCTTGTGTTCCGCCGTTTTCATTTATGACAACAATTCCTGCTGAAGAATCATTATATAAAGTTCCCATACCACTATTTGCTCTACCCGTACCATTAGCATTTCCACCGGGCCATTTAGTGTTGTTTCCAAAACCTGCATCACCAGGGGCTCCTTCTCCATTACCACCAACTGAATACATTAAAGAATTTGCGGGATTTGTTCCGTCATCCGCAATTGAAGTTGTGTAACCGGGTCCTGGTCCATATTGAGGGTGTCCTCCGGGTGCGCCACCAGCGCCACCATATCCGCCACCACCACCAGATGGTTCTCCAGGTCCTCC